CAGCAGTTCTTAAAACAGGTGTAAGTGGCACAGCGGTCAAAGACGAAGACAACATGTCTTCCAACAGCGACACACACCTTGCAACACAGCAATCAATCAAGGCATACGTTGACTCATCTGTATCAGGCATAGGTGGAGATATCACATCAGTGGTAGCAGGTGCAGGTATGACAGGTGGAGGCACAACAGGAGATGTCACACTTAATGTTATAGCAGGCACAGGTATTGATGTGGCGGCAGATGCTGTATCAGTTGATGTATCAGACTTTTTAACCAACGGTTCAGACAACAGAATTGTAACAGCCACAGGTGCTGACGCAATGAACAGTGAAGCCAACTTGACATTTGATGGTAGCACACTCGCAGTCACAGGAGCGGCAACAGTATCCACAACACTAGGAGTCACTGGTGCTTCAACACTGGACGGTGTCACAATCACAGACAACACAATTTCAACCAATGCTTCAAATGCCAATCTTGTAATAGGCACAAACGGCACAGGGCTTGTTGAGATATCAGGTGATGGTTCACAACTAGCCGACTCTGGAAGCAGATATGTAGACTTCTTTGGTAGTGTAAGCAACATCAAAAACTTTATACTAAACAAAAATCAAGAAGTTGATGCTTCTTCAACAGGCAAAACCTACGCCAACCTTGTTAACATGGATACCAAAATGATTGGTTCGAGTTCAGGAAGCAACTCCAACTTTAGACCAAGAAACTTGTTGGTAACCAATACAGTTGACACAAATGGTTTATCATACACAAGATCAGGTTTTTCAAGAGGTCCGGTAGCACTAACATTTGGACAGAATATGATGAACACTGGTGGCAGTGGATCCACAATTAAAACCACAAGAGGTTTTGATGCACAAGCAGGTATCTATGTGGAAACTGCAAGTAACCTTGCCAGTGATCTAACACTTACAGATGTGTTTTCCGCTAACTCAACAGTTTATGCCGCGGACGAATCATCGGGAGCAAGTGGAACAGCAACAATAACAAATGGTTACAGTTATCGTTCTTCATACTACAAGACATCCGCTGGTGTAATCACAAACGTCTACGCATACTACAACGCAGGGGCAGAAGATGCCACAGCAACCAACAGATACGCATTCTACTCAGAAGATGCGGCGGCATCATCAAGAATGGGTGCAATAAGATTAGACAACCAATCAAGTGATCCAGCAAACAGCACTGCTGATGCTGGTTGGATATTTGCCAAAGACGATGGTAGCACCAGTCACGTTTGGGTTCAAGAAGAATCAGGCACAGCATCGAAAATATCACCGCACAATGACAAAGGTGAATGGGAATTTTATTCTTACAACAAGAAAACAGGCAAGAAATTAAGAGTTAACATGGAACGAATGATTAAAAAATTAGAAGAATACACAGGTGAATCATTCATAGAAACAAATTAAATATAGTAAAGGAGAACAACAATGGCTACATGGCCTTCAAGCACAAAAGCACCAACAACTAATTTAGACGCAGGAACAGATTCACCGAGATTGGCTCGTGCTGACATCAAACAAAATGTAGACAATGTCAATTCAATTATTGACATGTTCAACATACCAGGTTCTCCATCAGACAACTACATTTTAAAATACAATTCAAGCACATCAAAATTTGACATGGAGGCTGAAGCAGGTTCACAGAGTCTATTCAACACCATAGCAGTGGCAGGACAGAGCAACGTGGTGGCAGATGCCGCAACGGACACATTGACATTGGTTGCAGGCACTAACATGACCATAACAACAAATGCTGGCACAGACACAATCACAATAACAGGACCAAGCCTAGGTGATTTAACATTCACAGGGTCTACCATATCAGCACCCAGCAATGGTGATTTAACACTAACAACAGCAGGCACAGGAGTAATTGATCTCAATGACACAGTTAGATTCAACGCAGGCTACAAAGAAGACATCAACGCATTGACGAGCTCGTCAACGATTACTGTGGATTGTTCGCTGGCGAGCACACACAAAGTAACGTTGACTTCCAACACAGAATTCAACATATCAAACCTACCAACAGGTGGTTCAGTCACACTTATTATAACACAAGACGGTGGAGGCACAAACACAGCATCGTTTGGCACTGACAGTTCAACAGCAGTCAAGTTCGCAGGTGGCACACCAACACTGTCAACGGCAGGCAGTGCCATTGACGTGGTAACAATATTCAACGATGGCACAAACTTTTTAGGTAACCTAGCCAAAGCATTCGCGGCGTAGGAGAAACATGCCAATTGGATTTGCCAAATCAAACTTAACTGGTTCAGGTTTTACCCCACAAGAAACAATTATTACTATAGAAGGTAGTAGTGGATCTAATATTTCTGGATCTGGAATTGGACATACAGGTTATACAGTTAACAAAGACGAATTAGACATAGCGGATAATGTGGTTGGAAGCGTAAATGGAAAGGCTATAGAAATTGCAGACGGAACCTACAATGTTCAAATTACTGCTATCAGTTCAACGAATGCCACTCATGGTGCAAGTGCCTCGGCTAGTTATACTGGTCAAATAGGAGCAGGTCATACTGGTTCCACAGGCAGTCTTCCAAGCGGTTTTACTTTTTCAGACAGTAATACTTTTACAGGATCACGATCAGGAACTTCTGGAAACATTCCAATTACAGCCAACCTTCCGGTGGATCTTGGCAACATTACATTTTCAAGCAGTAAAAGATATTTGTTTTTGAAGAGCACATTGTCACCTAGCGGTGGACACACGTTTAGTGTGCCTGGATATACTATCACTTTGTTTGAGATAGAAACTTAAACACAAAGATGTTAGAGTATAGCAACTAAATAAAAACGTTATAACAACAATTAAGGAGAAAACAATTATGTCAGCGGCATCAAATTATTTAGAATTAGAAGTCCTAGACCATGTGTTAGGTGAAGGAGCAAGAAATTTCACATCACCATCAGCACTCCACGTGGCACTGTTCGCAGGAACGGCGTCAGACGTGTTAACAGCATTGGAATCAGGAACAAATTCAACTTCAGGCACAGGCAACTGGGGACACTATGAAATCACAACTGGGTCATATGCAAGACAGACAGTGGACTTTGCGGCGGCTTCAAGTGGATCATCGGCTTCTAGCTCTACTGTGACTTTTCCAGTGGCAACAGCCAACTACAACAACACAGCAACTTCAGGAGCAACAGTGACTTGCATAGCAGTCGTTGATGCATCTTCAAGTGGTAATGTTTTGTTTTTCGGTCAACTTACAACCTCAAAAACTGTATCCTCAGGAGATCAGTTCACGGTGTCTACAGGAAATTTAACGGTATCATTAGCATAAGGAGGACTTCCTTGTGGCAACTACACGTAAAATTATTCGACACGAAACGGTTACGAATAATTTTCCCAACGACCCAAGTGTATCTATAGGCAACATCACACACCAAGCGTCTAACACAGGCTCTGGTCAAGATTTCACTATCACCAATGCTACCGACACCGGCACTGGTAACAATCAATTTGGAACTGTTACATTAAACACAGCGGCTCCAGAAAGTAAAGATTTTACACAACTAATCACAATAGATGATTACAGAATTGCTGACACTGTATCAGGCTACAATGTTCCTGCTTCGAGATGTTCTGTTGATTTTAATCCAGCAGTTCAAAGCAATTTTACTGTTTCTTCAGCAGGATCAGGCGTATCCATAAGAGCCACTGGTTCAACAACTATTAATAGCACAACTGTAAATTCCTCAGGCACAGCCACAAATTTTACCCTTGCAAGGGGCGATGTCCCAAATCTCACACAGACAGGTAGTGATGTAACCACACAAACAGGAGGACTTAATCAAAACACCATACTAAACAAAATTAAAATCCTTGCATCTAGTGGTAATCCAGATAACTCTATACCTGACACTACTATTACCAATGTAAGATGTTTTATTAGTGGTCCATTGTCAAGAACCTGGGAGGCTGATGAAATAGTAATTGATGGATCAGACAGCAGTCACACACTGCCGGCATTTGCATCAGCATTCACATTCACAGAAGATAGTTTTTTAGTAAGAGACGCAGGACCTGTATCAGTAAACACAGCATTTTCACTAACAGAAGCATCAGAAAACTTTGTGATAGCACCATTAACCACGATGGCATCCAATTTTACCATGTCAACCACGCATGGGCTAGTGTTTAAACCCACAGTAGCACTAGCATCTACTTTTGAATTACAAGCAACCACTTTCAATTTTGTAAAAATGGATCCAGTGACAGCCGCAAGTGCTTTCACAATGACTATTGAACCAACATTCAAACCAAGCGGAGTTACAACAATCACAAGTGCGGCAACACTCACAGAAGCAAACACAGTCAAATTTGATGTGGAAGGTGATTACACTTGGAATCAATTTTCAAACAATCCATTCATTGTGTCAGGATATGTCAAAGGTGGATACACCAATGACGCTGAATATGAGTGGAATGATCTTACAACTGACACTTGGAACAATTGGACATATGGCACTTGGATAGGTGACGAAGCAACTTGGGATCAATGGCCTGGCAACACATGGAACAGAGAATTTGTATTTGCTAGTGTGTTCACCATGGCAGATGTGGATCACCTACATGTTAAATTTGCCGAGTCGGCACTAACATCAGCATTTACACTGTCAGACACATCAGCATTTGTTCAGAATCCAGGTGCACAGACATTAGCATCTGCATTCACTGTGTCAGCCACGGCACAAGGCTTAATTGACATACCAAACACCACGTTGGCATCAGCATTCACGTTAGCAGTCAGCGATGTTGATTTCAAAGACAACCTAGAACCACTAACTTTAAGTTCTGCTTTCACATTAACAGCAACAGCCAGTCACAAACAAGACACAACACAGACTATTGGATCAGCATTTAATTTTGCATTGGCTGTAGGAAATGTTAAGTCAGATATCACAGACACGGCACCAAGTGCTTTCACAACAGACTTTGTTGCACATATAAAATATGCACCCACAGTTCCAACCTTTAATGCTTTGGCATCCACTTTAAATGTAGGTAGACTACTAACACAGACAGATCCTTACAACATAATCACAGTAGATGCAGAAACAAGAACCATAGTGATACCAACTGAAAATAGAATTACGGCGATTATGGAAGAAAATCGTTTAAATACTATCATCAACGAAAACAGACTGACAAAAATTATGCAAGAAACAAGAACACACAAATTAAAAATACCAAGCATAACAGATAGATTTTCAACACCAAGAGTGAGGAGTGAAACATAATGGCAAATTTAACAGGTTTTAAATCCGATAACAAAGGATTATTCATAACCAAAGACAGTGACGCCAATGTGAAATACGGACTTGATTGGACAGACTGGTTACCAGCAGGTGACAGTTTAAGCAGTTGCACTGTTACTATTGAAACAATTTCAGGCGATGCGGCACCACTGGCACTGCCAACAAATGCAGGCACTGACGTAACCATAACAGGCGCTGTTACAAACATTAGATTGAATGGTGGCACTGACGGCAACATATACAACATCAAAGCCAAAGTTGTAACTTCACAAGGCAACACAGATGCAAGACATTTTAGAATAGTGGTAGAGGACAAACAAGCATAATGGCTGACACACAAAAACATTACAAACTAGACAGGGATCTAATTTTTAAATTAGCCACCCTACACTGCACACTGAAAGAAATAGCAGACTGTGCCGGAACCTCTGTGGCAACACTTGAAAAAAGATATTCAGCAATCATAGACAAGGGTAGATCAGAAGGTAAGAAAAGTTTAAGAAGAGCACAAATGGAAAAAGCACTACAAGGCGATGTGAGAATGCTTATCTGGATGGGCAAACAATACCTAGATCAAAAAGACACACCAACAGAACAAGAAAATACTGCACCACTTCCTTGGGAAGAATAATTACTACTAATGAAACTATCTGAACCACAACAGGTAGTGGCTAAAGATTCAAGCAGATTTAAGGTCTTAGTCACTGGCAGACGATTTGGCAAAACCACACTAGCAATCAGAGAACTATGTTATGTCGCAAGGACACCTGGTAAAGTGTGCTGGTATGTGGCACCATCATACAGACAAGCCAAACAGATTGCATGGGTCCAAATTAAAAAAATACTACAAGATCTAAGATGGATCAACAGGGTTAATGAAGCAGAACTTTCAATATTTCTAAAGAACGGATCAAGGATATGTTTAAGAGGTGCTGACAATCCTGATTCATTGAGGGGTGTTGGTATAGACTTTTTGGTAATGGATGAATGTGCAGATATTTCTGAGAGTGCATTCACGGCGACACTCAGACCCACACTATCAGACACCAAAGGCAAAGCATTGTTCTGCGGAACACCCAAAGGAATGAATTGGTTTCACGACTTGTATCAACGAGGACAGGATCAAACAGAACAAGAGTGGAACAGTTGGCTCTACACCACACTTCAAGGTGGATTTGTAGACGCTGAAGAGATAGAACAAGCAAGGAAAGATCTAGATGCTAAAACATTCAGACAAGAATACGAGTCGACGTGGGAGACGTTCTCAGGAGTGATATATTATGGTTTTGATATGAAACACAATGTTAAACATTTTGAAGTGCCTGATGATGTAAACGTGCTTCACATAGGAGGAGATTTTAACTTGGATCCTATGAGTGCTGTGGTGTCATACATCAAAAACAATATAGTGTATGTTTTTGATGAGATACAAATTTGGAGTTCAAACACAGACGAATTGTGTAAAGAGATACACAACAGATACAAAAACAAAAAAATAATATTCTATCCAGATCCAGCATCGAGACAGAGAAGGACTTCAGCAGGTGGTAAGACGGATCTTTCAATTTTACAAAATGCAGGATTTATATGCAAGGTTCCAAACAGGCACATGGCAATCAGAGACAGGGTCAACAGTGTCAATTCTAAACTGTGTTCTAGTGCAGACATCAGAAGTGTTATCTTTCACCCTAAGGTTAGGAATGTGTTAAATAGCATAAGCAAACAATGTTACAAAGAAGGAACTTCGTTGCCGGACAAAACAAGTGGACTAGATCATATGAATGACGCTTTAGGATACCTAATTTCATTTTTATATCCAATCACACGAGATTTTACATCAACAAGGCCGCAAAGATTCACGGTTAAAACAGGAGCATAATAAATGGCTGAACAAAATTATCTACTAAACCAACACCCTTCCGACGAGAACTTCCACGCAGAAGGACTTCCTGTTCACAGCGAATATTCAGCATACATTCCTAGATGGAACTACCTAATGAGATCATACCTAGGTGGTGTGCAATACAAATTAGGAAAATATCTAACAAGATATGTGTATGAGACAGAGGGCGAATTCACAGCAAGACTTAGACAGACACCATTAGACAATCATGTAAAAAGTATCATCCATATCTACAACAGTTTCTTGTTTAGAAATGAACCAAAGAGAGAACTAGGCAATCTAAAAGGAATGGCTGAAGTTGAAAACTTCTTAGAAGATGCTGACATGGAAGGCAGAAGTTGGCAATCATTTATGAGAGACGTCAACATAATGAGCTCAGTGTATGGTCACTGTGTGGTTTTGGTAGACAGACCAGAAACAGCAGTAGGCACAAGAGCAGAAGAATTAGAACAAGGCATACGTCCATATGCAACATTATACACTCCAGAGAATGTGATAGATTGGCATTGGACTAGACTACCATCAGGACATTACGAATTACAATACGTTAAGTTTTTAGAAACAGACAGCAGAACACACAATGAAGCAGATTCATATCATGTTAGAACTTGGACCAAAGATGAGATATACTTAGAATCTTTTGATGCAAAGTCCAACAAACCAATGACAATGATAGACAGGAAACCCAATCCAATTGGTGTTATACCAGCTGTGTGGTGTTATGCCGCTAGATCACCAATCAGAGGCATAGGTGTTTCAGACGTAGGAGACATAGCAGACAATCAAAACTTCTTGTTCTCACTTTATTCAGAAGCAGAACAACTTATTAGATTAACCAATCACCCAACACTTGTAAAAGACAGAGAAACAGAAGCAACAGCAGGTGCAGGTGCTGTGATAACAATGAGTGACACAGTCACAGCAGAGACTCGTCCATTCTTGTTGCAACCAAATGGATCAAACCTAGATGCCATATTAAAAACTATAGACCAAACAATAAAAAGCATTGATAGAATGGCACACATGGGAGCCATCAGAGCAATTGAAACTAGACAGATGTCCGGGGTATCACAGCAAGCGGAGTTCCAACTCTTAGATGCTAAGCTCTGTGAGAAAGCAAAGAACCTAGAACTTGCTGAAGAACAAATTTGGAGATTGTTCTCTAGATGGCAAGGACAAGCATGGACAGGATCAGTAAAATATCCAATGGCGTTCCATATCAGAGATAAAAACTTAGACATGGACATACTTAAAAAAGTGGCAGAAACAGCGGCTCTTATAACAAAATCTGATAACACCATGACCAGAGAAATAATAAATCAAAAAATCAAAGAACTACTTGCTAAAGACGAAGACGAACTAGATGCAATGAATCAGCAACAACCAATGGACACATTGACACACGCACCCATGACAGATCAAAATGACATGGTAGCACATATGAGATCCATGATAGAACAAGGTATGACTGACGAACAAATTAAAGAACTACATCCAGAGATCGCAAAGTTTTTCAGCAATGAACAAGAAACACCACAAGAATAACCTTAAGATTAGAATTTACGAGATTGAAAAACTCTTAGATAAGATGTCACGACGAATGAAAAGAAAATGTATTTGTGAGGTGAAATCTTTACTCAAAGGTTGGGTTGGATGGTGGGCAACAATAAAGGAGAGCATAATGGCTAAAAAAAAGAAGAAGCCTATGGCGTCTAAAGGCGGCAAACGTGGCGGTAAGAAAAAAAGAGGTTAATTGGACAGAATACTTTGCTTCAATCACATCCGTGTGTCCTTGGAGCAAAGCATACTGGCTAAAACAAAAGATTGATGTGCAACGTTGGCGTGGTGAAACAAAGATTACACCACTGGGGGATTATGTGGCACGAATGTGGCTACATCCAAACGCAAGTGGCAGGGTCCTTTGCAACATACACTACAGATTGAATGAGGACAGACCCACAGAGGAGTGGTTGTATTCACATCCACAATACAAGGGTCATTCAGCACCAACACCAATTTTAATACAGCAGGATTTAGTAATATTAAATAAAGCTAGAAAAGGAAAACCAAATGAATCCAAGACTAGTGCATAAACATCTGTTAGTGAGAGCTGAAGTAAACTCACCACCTTTATTCAAAGACAGAGAACGTTTAGACAACGAAATGAAAAGCCTAATCAAAAACATTGATATGAACATACTGTCAGGACCACACACCAAATGGAGTGATGTTGATGGTAATGAAGGATACAGTTCTGTTGCAATTATAGACACCAGTTCAATAACATTTCACAGTTGGTTACAACCATCAGTTATTCAATTGGATGTTTACAGTTGCAAAGATTTCAAAATAAAAACCATATTCAATTGGTTGGCACAGTTTGATTTGGAGAAAGTGGATTACAAATACATTGACAGAGAGCATGGATTCAAAACATTAGACAACAATGAATTAAGTTGGTGGGACAACAAACAATACAACACCAACTGGACAGACGAGGTGGTATACGACTAATGGACATACAAACACTGACAGCACTGTGGCCCATTTTTGTAGCATTCGTGCTGTTGATAGTGACATTGGCACAGGCACACTATCGTATCAAAGTGTTAGAAGAGAAAGTCAAAGTAGCATTTGAACTGATCAACAAGATCAATGAGAGAAAATAAATGGTTAGAAGAAGATTATACAGACAACCAGTCGAATCAGCAAGACACGAACAGTTTAAAAAATTATGTTTGGAGTATTTCTCCAACCAAGAAAAATTAATGAAGAATCCTTCTATGAGATTTGCCATTAGGGCAAGGAAGGCTCTTGTTAATATCAAGTCTGTGGCACACGCCCTTGGGCTTGAACTACTATCGTTGTATGCACCATCACAGAATGAAGGCAAAGAGATTGTAAATCCCTTTGTCTACAAAGATGGACGCAATCACGGTAAATATAACTATAACACGGTCAAATCAGACCTAAACAAAAAAGGAGAAAGTGACGATGACACAAGAACCATCATTGACGGACATTAATGTTGAGACCACTCAGGCTCAACCAGAAGTCATAAAAAACAATCCAACTGAGGATGAGGTATCGACAGAACCTAAAACCTATACACAAGAACAACTTGATGCGATTGCTTCAAAGATAAGAAAAACTGAAGAATCAAAAGTGTTAAAGAAATTTGAGGGTGTAGATGTTGAGAAGTATCAAACCTTGATTGCTAAAGAAGAACAGGCCCAAATGGCTGAGCAAAAAAGGAAAGGTGAGTTTGAACAGATCTTACAGCAACAGGCTGAAAAGTCTAATGCTAAAATTGGTCAACTCTCCAGTGAACTGACAAAGATCAAAGTGGATGGAGCCTTGCTTAACGCGGCATCAACCAAGAAAGCGATCAACCCTGAACAGGTCGTAAGACTTGTAAGAGAACAGGTTAAAATGTCAGAACTTGGAATGGTTGAGGTAATTGACAGTAAGACTGGACAAGTTAGATACTCTGACACGGGTGAGTCCTTGTCTGTAGATGGATTGGTAGATGAGTTTTTAAAATCTAATCCCCATTTCGTCCAGGCTGGTCCAGCTGGTGCCGGTAGTTCATCCAACACCAACACTGACGCTTCTCTAAATGATGTTGATATCAATAAACTGGATTTAAGCGATCCAGAACAGAAACGGTTATATGCTGAGGCTAGAAGAAAAAAATATCCTAACCTAGGTTTATAATTTTTATTAACAACTAAAAAAGAAGGAGATTTACCAAATGGCAAATCTAAATACCGGCGATACTCAATTGTTGACGAATATGCTTCAAGAAGCAGTATTCACAGCATCAGAGAAATCTATCGCAGACAAAGTGTTCACAGTATACGACATGAGTGGAACACCGGGCCTAACAGCTCAAATTCCCGTGTATCCTGAGATCCTGGCACAAGAAAGAAACCAAACAACTGACGTGACTGACACAGCAATGACAATCACTAATGTTGACATCACAGCGGCTGAGATCCAAGCAAGATTAGACGTTTCTGATTTACTATCAGAATCTACAATCAGAAACATGGGTTCAGATGTTGGACAGATCATTGGATCATCAATTGCGGAAAAAATTGACACTAATGCTTTTGCACTATTCGCCGAATCAACGGCAGACGGTGCAGGTGCGGCGTCAGTAATGGGTTCCGTTGGAGACAATGCGGCGGCAGTGACTCCTGACACGCTTTTAGCGGCAGTCTACAAGTTAAGAGAAGCAAATGCTCCTACTGATGCACAAGGTGACTACCACTGTGTGCTTCACCCAGGACAGGCTTTCAATGTTGCTAAAAAACTAACAGCAGACGGTGCCATTGCATTATCTAACAAAGGTAATGAAATGTTAAGTTCATCTGCATATGTTGGTAGACTTTTTAATATAAAAATATTTCAAAGTTCAGCAGTGCCGGCAGACTCAGTGGCAACAGACTCAAATGGTTGTGTCTTTTCACCACAGGCTTTTGGTCATGTTATCAAAAGACCTCTAAGAATAGAGAGCCAAAGAGACGCTTCATTAAGACACACAGAGTATGTTGGATCAACAGCAGTAGCAACTAAATTGGTCAAAGCAAACTACGGTGTATTAGTTAAAGGACTTAACACAATAGCAGGTTAATTGTTATTGTTTTTCGCTCATATATTGAAAGGCCCTATAGAAATATGGGGCCTTTTTTTACGACTTAAATATTAGCATGAACACAGCAGTGATATGGTTCAATGGTCCTAGCAGAAAGTCATATTTGGACATTGAAAAAAAATACACAGAATTTGGATGCAATCATATCCGCAGAGACAGAAAAGTAGACCATGTGTGCGTGTATGATCCAGTCACCATTCAATTCATAGAGACAGAACCAGAAGTAAAATATTGGACCAGGAATGGTTGGAATCAATCACCAGGATTTGAACAGGTGATGTATTCAATGTCCAGTCAGCCACAGAATTCAGGCATGATGGCTGTGAGATGTGCTTTAAACTTGGGTTATAAAAAATTATACATCATTGGATGCGATTGGGGTGTCACTAACGACAGTGTGTATGAATACAAAAGGAAATCCAAATTGAAATATACAAATTCACAATCGCGACTGCTTGAAATTTGGAACGCACAACCAAACATTGAAATTGTTGTTGTGCGTAATGATGGCAAGCAGAGAGATTTAAGATTAACACACTTGGAACATATCCAATAAATACTTGCATCAAGTAGGACTTGATAAAATATAGTAATACCTTAAAGAAGGACTTTAACCATGGCGACATTCGCAACAGACACGAACCTGAAAGAATACGAACCTGACATTCACAAGTATGGAATACAGGACTTTTCAGACTTACACTCTAAAACATACGACGACATAATTAGACTACTCAATATTAAATGGTGGCCTACACAACAATACACAACCAACGACATTGGCGGCGGCGCCAACAATACTAAACTTGAAAACGGAAAACTAGATTCAAGTCAATTAGAAAGAGCGGCAGTGTATCATGTGTTGGCATATTACATCTATCCAAGACTGTCTACTTTTGATCCAGATGGTGATGCTTTTAACAATAAGATGAATTACTACAAGTCAAGATTTGAAGAAGAATTTGAACTTATTTTAAGAGAAGGCGTTCACTACGATATGGATTCAAGTGGCACTTTTGAAGATTCAGAAAAACAATCATTTCATATGGGACGTTTAATTAGATAATGTCAGCAAGAGAAAACATAGCAAAGAACATATTTGAACAGTTGGAGAACATGACTGATCCTGCTGTTAATCACATATCCAGAGAGGTATTTGATGTGCAGAAACTTGCTATCACACAATTTCCAGCAATCCTAATGGTAACCGGCAACGAGGTCAGGAGCGACATATCAATGGGCCTTAGGGAGAGCACACTACAATACGAAATGAGATGTTATGTCAGAGGCACACAGATTGACACCCTAAGGAATGAAATAGTAGAAAGAATTGAAGAAACATTAGAGCTTTCAAGAGACAGAGACATCACAAAAAGCGTAGACAATATCCATAACGTCACAACAAGAATATCAGGAATAGATGTCGTTGAAAGAGCTTTGCCTTTGGGTGAAGTGGTAGTGACTGTGGAAGTTGTATACAGATACAAAAAAGGAGTGCTATAATGGCTATACAAATGTATAAAGGAAAAGTTTCAGAGATAGTTGACAACAGAGATGTTCGTCAGCATCTGGAAGACGGGTGGACATTTAGTCCATCACAACCAACAGCAACATTCAAACACAGCAAGGGTAAAATCACTGCTGAGGGCGAGGTTGAAACAACAGATCTTAAAAAAGATCTAAACAACAAGGAGCAGTAAGATGGCGGTAAACACTACAACTTACACAGGCGAAACTGGAGTTATTAAATATGACGTTTCAGGCACGCCAACAGCAGTTGCGGAAGTAAGATCATTCACAGTGGATCAAGAACAAGCAACAGTTGAAACAACAAAAATGGGAGATACATCAAGAACTTATCTTCCTAGTCTAGCCCAGTTTTCTGGATCAATGGACGTATTTTTTAGAGATAACGACGACGCGGCAAATGCCTTATTCGCAGGTATTGGCGCAGGTGCGGCTACTGTAGAAATATATCCATCAGGAGTATCAACTGGTATTAAACTATCTGGAGAGATAATTGTAACAGGTCACTCTATAACGTCAAACTTTGACGGTATGGTAGAGGCTTCAGTCTCTTTCCAAGGTTCTGGTGCATTAACTAAAGCAGATTTGTAATAGATTTGTTAAAAATAAAGTTAATAAATGCACAATTGGCAATCGCTGGTCTCAGACGTGATATAGATCAGGAGGTCGCCTCAGTGGCTAAGGACGCTTTGCAGAAGTTGGCAAAGCACACTCCAAAAAGATCTGGTCGTGCTAGATCAAATTGGAGGTTGACGGGCAGAAAAGGAGAATTTAGGGTAACCAACAAAACTCCTTACATTGAACGTCTTAACCAAGGCTACTCAAAACAATCACCTAAGGGTATAACGCGACCTGCCATTAGGGAAGTTCTAAACAAAAGGAGTTAGAAAATATGTCTTCAACAATGAAGCAAATAACAGATCACTACAGATCAGCGATCGGTGGTGAAATGATGAAAATAAACGTTCCTGAATGGGATATGGATATCTATTGCAGAAAAACTTATCCATTCAAGGACGAAGCAAGAGTGGTTGAATTACAATCCAAAGGCAAGACGGTGGAAGCCCTTGTTGAAAGTTTGATAATCAAAGCACTCGACAAGGACGGTAAAAGAATCTTTGTGGATCTAGACAAGACCTCACTGATGCATGAAGCCGATCCTGCAGTAATAACAAAGGTTGCAAGTGCTATCAACAACTTTGAAGCAAGAGTTGATTTGGAAACACTCGCAAAGGAATAAAAACCGGCGGTGATCTAAGGTTCTTCCTTGTTTTGGCTGACAGACTTAAAAAGTCCGTGGCGGAAGTGCTTGAAATGACATCGGCGGAAATGGATCTCTGGGCCGCTTATTACAAGGTGGAACAGGCTGAAGCAAGACACAGTGCGATCAGACAAAAAAGGAGTTAGTAGATGGCGGATAAAGCCAGAATAGATGTAGACGTAGTTGTTTCGAACCAGAAAAGGATCGCACAATTAGAAAAAAGTCTAGGCAGAACAACCAAGGCTACCATAGGCTTAGGTTCAGCGGCCAAGATCGCCGCGACGGCATTTGCCGCTATTGGTTTCTCGAGACTAATTGGCAACGTTGTCAGTTCCATCAGACAATTCCAGGATCTAAGACAGACACTAATAACCATAGAAGGTGATGCCATAAAAGCGGCAAAATCTTTTGACTTAATCAAAGAATTTACAGCTGGGACCACATTCCAATTGGGTGAGGTAACCAATGCGTTTATCACATTCAAGAATGCTGGTTTAGATCCAACCGCCGAGTTTATGACCAATATTGGTAACATTGCCGCGGGTATGGGAAGGCGTATAGACGACGTGTCCCAAGCGGTATTCAATGCCACCACTGGTGAATTTGAGATGCTCAAACAGTTGGGTATCAAGGTTAAAACAGAAGGAGACAGACTAACTGTCAATTTTAGGGGCACAGCCTTTAACATTAAAAACGATGGTAAAGAAATTATTGATTTCCTAAATGAGATAGGTAGAGTTAAATTTGCTGGAGCCATTGAACGACAATCGCAGACACTTACAGGTGCGATATCCAACTTGCAAGATGAATTCGCCATCGCCGCCAACGAGATTGGTGAGGGTGGACTGACCGATGCACTCACGACTATAACCAAAGACATTATTTCCTTAACCAAAGAGAACAAAGATTTAGCACACGCCTTAGGAAAAACATTGGGTGATGCGTTATTGTTTGTAAGAAACAATTTTGAACTGCTGACAAAAGTTCTAGCCGCATTGGCAATCGGTTCGGTGATAGCAAGTTTTGGAAGACTTGCCACTGGTATAGCCGCAGTCACAACAGCAACAAAATTACTAACTGCGGCGGCACGGGCCAACCCTTACATAGCGGCGGCCACAGTTATAGCGATAGGTCTTGGCATTCTTGCCGACAAATTAGGTCTATTCAGTGACGCCAACGCCGACGCAACAGAATCTGTTAATTCCAACAGCAAAGCACTGTTCACCAACAACGATGCATACACAAAAGCAACAGGGACCATTGCGGCCAACACGGCGGCGACTGCTGAGAACACGATAGGCAAATTTAAAAGTGCAGAGGCCACAAATACACAAACCGATGCACAGAAGAGACTGTTAGCGACGATGAAGAAACAATTCCAGCAGGTGTTGTTACTCAATGAATCTGAAATAGAGGCAAATGATCGAAAAGAACGAGAACAGATAAAGAACATGGACGCGGCATTGAAAGAGGGAGCCATCACTTTCGAAGAGTATGAGAAGGCAAGGACAGAAATAGCCATAAAACATGCCAATATAAGAGACAGAATTGAAACAAGAAACGAAACCAAACGTCGACAAGATTTCAAATCAGCAATTGAAAATATCAAACAAGGCAAAATTGAAGAACTTGACTTTGAAAAAATGACTACTCAACAAAAAGTTGAGGTAGCCGCGGCTGGTTTAGGATCGATGCTGTCAAACGCCGCAACTTTTAACAAGAAAGCATTTGAACTCAACAAGAAGGCGCAAATAGCAATGGCAATAGTCAACACTGCTGTTGGTGTCACAAACGCATTGAAGGCATATCCACCACCGTTTAGTTTTATAATGGCGGCCGCACAATTGGCGGCTGGTGTGGCACAAGTTAATGCTATCAAATCCACACAGTTCCCAGGCAGAAAATTTGGTGGACAGGTTATGGCAGGCAGAACATACACAGTGGGAGAAAATGGACCTGAAACATTTAGACCCAGTTCAACAGGCATGATAGCACCAAACAGTCAGTCAGGAGGACAGACAGAAGTGAATGTAAATTTCAATATCACAGCCACAGATGCACAAAGTTTTGACGAATTACTGGTGCAGAGAAGAGATACTATTGTTGGTGTAATCAATGAAGCACTAAATGAAAACGGTCAAAGGAGTCTAGTATAATGAGTAGCACAACAACAACATCCGACGCACTATCAACTAATTTTTTCGCGTCAGCAGAAATATCAAGTCAAAACACCACAAGAATTAGCGAAAGCCTTAGTAGTAAAACACAAAGGAAAGCAGTAGGTGGACAACATTGGATGATTCAACTACAAAGTAAACCACTCAACAGAGAAGAGTTGGGTATTTTGTATTCATTTTTGGTCAAACAACAAGGATCATTTTCAGATTTTACTATTGTTCCACCCATATATGGATCAACTGCCAGCACCAATGCTAGTGGCATACCAACAATCACAGCAACTTTTGCCGCTGGTGTAAGCCGTGTGAGTTCACAGAGTGGATCAGGTTCATTAAAGGCTGGAGACTACATAAAATTTTCAAATCATGACAAGGTGTATATGCTGGTTCAGGACATCAATCAAGACTCAAGCACAGAGGACTTCTTGCACATTTCACCACCATTAACTACTGCTATTACTAACAGCACAACAGTGGTTTACAACAATGTTCCGTTCAAAGTTTATTTGACATCAGACAAAACAGTATTCAAAACCAACACAGACGGGACAAGCACAATATCGATAACGGTTAGAGAGGACATCTAATGCCAAGGTCGCTTTCATCAGGACTGATAACATCATTGTCCGGACAACAGCAAAGGGTCGCGGATCTAGTAGAAATACATCTGTCAACTGCTGTGTATTTCAACAACAGTTTTCTTGATCTTTCCTATGACAGTGCAACAGCACCAGATTCAGGTGCTAACAGTTACATCGCACAAGGACAATTTTTAGGACTAGGCAATGTTCAAGAATCAAAAGACATAAAAATAGGATCAATGAGGGTGGCTTTTACTGCTGTTGATTATACCACACTGGGTTATGTGTTGAACAATGAATACATAGACAGACGTGTGGTAATTTACAGAGCAGTGTTGGATGAGAACTTTGCCATTGACTCAACCAAAGTGTTTCAATATTTTGATGGCAGAATAAAAGATTTTTCAATCAGTGAATCACCAAAAACAGCTTCACTGTCTTTTAACGTGGGTAGCCAGTTTGCTGATTATGATAAAATTTCAGGCAGAAGAACCAACAGCGACAGCCAACAAAGATTTTTTTCAAGTGATGTGGGTTTTGAATTCGCACCGCAAATACAAACAGACATAAAATGGGGTAGAACATAATGCAAGTTAATGATTACAGAATAAAAAGACTAGAAGAAAGAGACATACAACAGTTGTTTGGCATAACAAAGGTTTGTTTGCTAGAGAAAGGCATTGAAAACATCAAAGAAGACATATTGATGCGACATTTAAAAAACAGTTTGGTTAAAAAATTACAAAGTTTTGATTTTGGACTGTTTAAACTTAACACCTTGATAGGTTTTGTGTTTACTGATTTTGGACAGTATGCTTACGAAGAAAAAGGATTTGCCATGGTAGATCAAATCTACATTTTACCTGAATTTAGAACTGAAGAAAATTACGTAAAAATTCTCAAACACGTGGTAAGAACTTTTGCTGTGCTTGGAATTGACAACATAAAAACCACCGACGATTGGACACTGTGTAATGATTGTCCTGTGTTTGCAAAAACAATCGTAAATCTAGCCAAACCACAAACAATGTATAGGATGTTAACATAATGGGGTGGAAAATATTTAAAAAATTTAAAGAATACATTGATGACGCTGTTGATTTTGTAACAGACACATTCAAAGCCGCGGTTGATATTGTTGCGTCACCATTTAAGATGCCTGATGTGCCTGGTGGAGATGGCACTGGAGGACAAGTAAGCGAACAAATTTTAGGACCACTTGTAAACAAAGATTCAGGTGTGGGCAACATACCAGTTGTGTATGGCGAGAGAAGACTGGGAGGCTTTAGAGTTTTTGTATCCACTAATGGTTCAACCAATCAGTATTTGTATGTGGCACTTGCTCTTGCTGAAGGACAGGTAGACAGCATAGATAAAATTTTTATAGACGACGTGGATGTGCCAATGAGCAGTTATGCACACGGCACACAAGCAACACCAAGTTCAGGCGATTATTCAGACAGATTAAAAACACAATTCTTTGACGGCAGAGACGATCAGACTGTGTCAACTTTATTGGATGAAGCACCAGGTTGGGGCTCCAATCACAGACTGAGAGGTATTGCTTATTTGGCTTGTAGATTTGAATGGAAGAAGATTGAATCACAGGAAGACGCAGACAACAATCCTTACAGATCAGGCATACCTAAAATCAACGTGAGGATGAAAGGTAGAAAAGTATTTGATGTAACATCAGGATACACACAGGCATTTGAAGGTGGAATTACAGCGTCCAACAACGCAGGACCAAGCGGAACCACAAACACTGTGGCACACGTGGCTAATTTTGCCAGCGGAACCAACGTAACAAAGATACCTGTGGGAAATGGTGAAAGTTACACAGCCAATGTGTTTCTTACTACCACAGCCAGCAACGCAGTGGTTAACATCAAAATGGCAAACACAGCCAGTGTCAGAGACAACACAGCAGGAGACAATGTTAGGGTGGTTGCTCAATATGCGGTGACAAAGGTTTCTGATGGCTCTACAATATTCAACTCCAACACAGATGGAAGACCATTCAATGCAGTATCAACACAAGACGCCACACCAGCAACAGCATTCATAGACGAACAAATTGCAATACCAAGTGCTGGTGCATATCAAATACAATTAACATCAACAGTGGGACCTTTTCCATCATCTAAAGGACCAACACCAGTTGGCACAGTGGCTTGGTCCGTTGAACTGCCTACAACCAGCACACTGGCACACAGCACAGCATACGCCAGTGAAACAGAAGTTTTTTCAACCAATCCAGTCAACGTGTTGTTGGATTATCTTAGAAATCCAAGATATGGCAAGGGATTGAGCAATGATTATTTTGATTTCACCAGCATACAAGAAGCGGCCCAACAGTGCAGTCAAACTGTGCCTTACACATCCAGCACCTCTGGCAAGTTCAGTGAGTTTGATGGTGTATTGGACAGTGGCTCCAGCCTACTCAACAATGTCAAAAGCATATTATCCAGTTTCAATGGCATCATGCCATATCAAGCAGGCAAGTATTTTGTTAAAATACACCATGGTGGCAATTTGGCAGACATTGATGCGGCACCAAATCCACCACCAGTAAGCATGGTGATCAATGAGGACATACTGATTGGTGGACTGAGAATACAGGGTGAAAGCAAACAGAGAAAAATTAATCAACTGCGTGTGACCTACACTGATCCAGACGCTGACTTCCAACCTAATGATGTGTTTTGGCCTCCGACTGGCAGTAGCACATATTCAGGATACCTAACACAGGACAACAGCATACCTTTGCACAAACAGATAGCACTGCCACACTGCACACACAGAGAAAGAGCACTCAACATGGCAGAGACACTGGTGAAAGCCAGCAGAAACAAAATGAGCATACAATTTTCAACCACCACTGCGGCAACCAACGTGAGTGTGGGTGACCTAGTGCGTGTGATCAACAAAAATTTAAACTTTGACGGTGTGTTCCGTATAGAAAGCATGGATCTATCAGCAGAAGGAAGCCTTGGCTTTGTGGCAACTGAACACAATTCAAATGATTATGTGTTGGATGGACATGCGGCGGCGGCCGCCAAACCCTCAATTAATTTACCCAACCCATTACAGGTCACAGCACCTACCAATGTTACAGTGGTCAGTTCTGGACAAGCCAGCGGTGGTGGATACACATCAGCATCACAGATGAAAGTCACTTGGACAGCATCCACAGATCCATTTGTTACTGAATACATTGTGCAATACAAATTAACCTCAGCAACTCCATATCTAACAGCAGGCATAACCAATGACACCACGTTCTTTATTGCTCCTGTGGGCACAGGTGAAGTATACAACGTGAGGGTGGCGGCACGTAATGAATTGGACAGACGTTCCAACTTTGCCAATGCATCAGCACACACGGTATCCTAATGCAGGCAAGTGAATTTGAACAGATAATGAGCCAATGGGGCAAATGGTATTGTGTGGGCAAGAAAAAAACTGGCAAAGGCAATTATATCAGATGCAATGGCACAACTCCACACAGTTGTCGTTTTGTGTTTGATCCACCCATTGCCTACACCATTCACAGACTACTGCCTCGATATGACACTGTGGAACAACAGCGAATGAGAAATTATTCCAATCAAAGTGGTGAGGGCTATTTTAAAAAATATCTTGTGCCACGTGGCAAAGGTCCTAAGTAGATCTTTTAGGATCCCATTCGTATACAATTGGTGGTTTTGGTTTGGATTTGACCAAACGTTTGGTTTTACTATGTTTTTTTAAAAATGAATCAGTCATGGCTTCTATCTCTTGTGTGCCATTACGCCTCATTTGATTTTGTTTGGTGATTTTGGTCCAATTAAATCCTTTTGTCATATCATATTATAACACAAATCACGTAGAAGTCAACTCGAAGTCAAGAAATACGAAGTGCGTCAGCACAGAGTAGACGAACGTAGTTCGTCTTTGCTTCGTCATAAATGACTCGCAAACTTCTTCTTTTTGATATCATTGTTGGTGTTGTTTTTAAGTCACACGACCAGAACGTGATTTTTTTTGAGATCCAAAAAAAAGAGACGATGGTTTATCAGGTCCTACTGGTATATGTCCTCGGCTGTCTCTGCCTTGCCAATCCAACAACTTTCAGGTTGCGTTCTACTGCTTCTACTCAAACCCGCTTGTGAGCGGGACACCTATTAAGTGAAAGTCATTAGTTGATCAACTTTCACAAAGTCATTTGTCACTTGATTGATCATTGTGTTGCCACAACGGACGGTGCGTTCTTTACACCCCTTACGTTTGCCTATTTGAGAAATTTGTTTGTGCCTATTACTGCCTATACACAATTATATAGCAGTTGGGTATCACGTGTCAAGTTTTTCTGGCATCACCGCTGTATGACGCTGTATGACGCTGTAAACATAATGTTTGAGTGGGTCAAGCACCAGTTAAATACGAGTGCAGTCATTCCCCAAACTCCTTGCAGAGTTTACGACTGCCGGGTGGACCACTACAACCTATTATTGCCATAATCCTTTGTATGTGTCCACCCACTTTTGTCACAAGCATCAACCAGGTAGCGTAAATATTTTTGTGCATGGCGTTGGTTTGACTTTTACACATATGTTTCGAACTTATAAGTGCGTCATGCACACTCAATAAAAGACAGGTGGATGTGCCCTCCAATTTGTGGCCATTTTGCGGCACATCCATCCCAAACAAAATATGATTATACACGGCGATTCAGCACAAGAACTAAAAAAATTAGCAGACAACAGCATAGACGCTGTGGTGACAGATCCACCCTATGGCATAGAATTCCTAGCCAAGGAATGGGACTCAAACACAGGAGCAGTGGAGATATGGTCAGAATGTTTTAGGGTATTGAAGCCAGGTGGCTACCTATTGGCATTCTCAGCGGCAAGAACATACCATCATCTTGCTACCAACATAGAATCAGTGGGATTTGAGATCAGGGATCAGATAATGTGGTTGTATGCTTCAGGATTCCCCAAGGCACAGGACCTAGGCAAAAGCATACAGAGAAGACAGGGTGTTGAAAAGACTGAATTATACAAACACAATCATCCGCGTGTTGGTGGCGATGGCAATGGCGACGCTTGGCAACAGAACAATGTGAGGGGAGCAACCATACCAACATCACCAGAAGCAAAGCAATGGAGTGGTTGGAAGACAGCACTCAAGCCAGCACACGAACCCATATGTATGGCTCGTAAACCTTTCAAAGGAAGCACCATAGACAATGTGTTGACTCACGGTGTGGGGGCACTGAACATAGACGCTACAAGGATAGAATCAGAACCTTTTGACTATTGTGCTGATGGATTAAAAAGAACAACGTATTCACAATCAGAACCTGCCAAATGGAACGACAGCGACAAGCAAATGATCCGTAATGACAAAGGTAGATACCCAAGTAATGTGTTGGGTGAAGTTGAAGGTTATCAAAAGTTCTTCTACTGTCCCAAAGTCAGCCGTAAGGAGCGACACAGGGGATTTGATATTGGTAATCAAAGAATAGACCAGTCAGCAGGGGAAATGTATGGAAGCGAACAGGCCATCACTAGAGCCAAGATCCCTAACGTAGGCAACAATCATCCCACGGTCAAACCTGTTGCACTGATGCGGTATTTGGTCCAATTGGTAACACCACAAGGAGCACACGTGTTGGATCCATTCTGTGGATCAGGTAGCACAGGCATGGCGTGCAAAGAGTTGGGCAATAAGTTCACAGGCATAGAGCAGGACAAGAACTATGTGACCACGGCACAGCAGAGAATAGATGCCACACTGACAGACCCCAAACACACACTGTTTGAATAGAATATGAGCCAACACATTCACATACTAACCACAGACTCAAGAACATCACAAGCAGAATGGTGGCAACAGCAAGGATGGCAAGTCACAGAATTCAACAACACGGATCAACCACCTGGGGCGGGTAGAAATCGTATGTTGCAGGCATTTTATCAGTCAGAT